CCAAGGTGATCCGTGACCGCCCGATGATCCAGCTGTTTCCAGCCGAGCTGGTGCTGCGTGATCCAGGCGCAAACTGGCTCGATCAGGCGCAGGACTCGTCTTTCATCGGCCTGATGTACCCGATGACCATCGGTGACATCGAGGCGCTGATCCGCAACCGCCCCGACAAGACCACCAGCATGAAATGGCGCAAGGGCGTCACCCGGGCGCAGCTATTGGGCGCCAGGATCCCGATGGACACCCTCTCTGTGCGCTCGGCGCGCGAGGGCAACACCGCCGATCGCCTCGAACAGACCAATGCAGTCGGCCAGGAGTTCAACCGCAGCTGGCTGATCGAATGGTTCATCCGATACCGGGGCGAGGAGTGGCATTTCTGGACCGCCGGAACCAATGTTATGCTCTCCGATGCCGTGCCTCTGGAGCAAGCCTATCCAGAGTATAGCGGCGAGAGGCCGATCGTCATCGGGGTCGCGGCAATAGAGCCCCACAACATCACTCCGATGGCGCCGGTCTCCTCGACGATGCCATTGCAGGACGAGATGAACTCTCTCGTCAATCTGCGCATCGACTCTCTGAAAGAGGCCATCCGCCCTCTCACCATGGTGAAGAAGGGCAGCCTCACCGACATTACTGCCATCCAGAATCGATCCGGCGACTCAGCCGTCTATGTCAATGATCCGCAGACCGATGTCGTCTTTGATCGGCCTCCTGGCCCGAGCCAGGAATCCTACATGGAGATGGCCCATCTCAATGCCGATTTCGATTCTGTCTTCGGCCAGTTCGATGGCGGCTCTGTCTCGACTAATCGGTCGCTCAATGAAACGGTCGGCGGCCTCAACCTCCTCAATGAAACCGCCAATGACGTCGGAGACTACGACACCCGCATCCTGATCGAGACCTGGGTCGAGCCCGTCCTGCGTCAGGTGGTGCGGCTTGAAGAGTTCTATGAAGATGACAAGATCATCCTGGCGCTGGCTGGCAAGAAGGCCAAGCTGTTCCAGAAATTCGGTATCGACAAGATCACCGACGAGCTGCTCGATCACGAAGTCTCGGTGACGGTATCGGCGGGGATCGGTTCGACCAATCCGCTGAAGCAGCTCTCGAAGTTCCAGCAGGCGGTGATGATCGCTGCAGGCGCGCTCGGGCCTGAAATTCAAATGCGGATGAAGCAGGACGCCGTCATCAATGAGGTGTTCGGCTCGGCAGGGTTTAAGGATGCCTCAGAGCGCTTCTTCCATGAAGGTGATGGCAACACGGATCCGCGCCTCACCAAGATGAAGCAGGCGCTGCAGGAAGCTCAGACCCAGCTCGATGACAAGCAGGCCGATCGCGATAACAAGATCGAGCAGAAGCGGATCGATGTTGCGGGCGAGATCGTCGTGCAGATTCTGCAGGGCGAGATGAAGGCGCAGGAAGCGCTAGTCGCTCATCAACAGGCACTCGAGGCCGGGCAAATGCAGCACGGCCAGGACATGGAAAAGGACGCAGCTGGCGGCGAACGCGATATGGCGCAGGCCGAAATGTCAGCGGCGTCCCAGCCCAAAGGAGAAGGAAAAGGTAAAATGGCACCTCCGATCACTGATCCTCGGCAGCAAGCGTTTGCCCAGCAGATCATGCAGTCGCTGTTCCCCATCGATCAGGCGCCCGTCCAAGGCGGCGGCGATGAGATGATGGGTCAGGCCATCCAGCAGATGGCCGCCCAGTCAGAGCAGCAGATGAGCGCTCTGATGATGATGATGCAGCAGCTCACCCGCGCGGTGACCGCGCTCGGCCAGGGCATGAATGCGATGGTCGATGCCACCCTGGCGCCGAAGCGGGTGATCATGGGCCGCGATGGCATGCCGATCGGCGTGGTTCCGATGTCGCCCGGCGAGGGCGATCCAGGCTTCGCCGTGAATGGCGGCAGAGGGCCAGGATTCGGCCCGCCTATGGGGGGATATCCCTCGACCCCCCCGATCCCCGCAGGGATGGCTCCACCCCCTCAGATGGGCGGAATGGGGCCTCCAGGCATGGACGAGATGGAGATGGAGGATCCGGGGATGGAGGATCCTGGGATGGAGGAGCCCGACATGGGGCCGCCGCCGCCCTTGATGCAGTGAGGCACCGATGGCCAATGTAGAACTCCGCAATCGCGCCAAGATGACGACGGCGACTGTCGGCACCGGCACCCTCACGCTTGGCACCGCTGTGACGGCTTACCAGAGCTTTGCTGCCGCCGGGGTCGAGGATGGCGACACCGTCCGCTATCTCATCGAGGATGGGAATAACTGGGAGTATGGCTTCGGCGTTTATGATGATGGCCCGACAACCCTCACCCGCAATGTCCAGGAAAGCTCGGACATCGATGACCTCCCCATTGCCCTGACCGGCGCCGCCATCGTCTCGATCACCGTGGGCGCCGAAGACTTCCGGGGCAAATTTTACCACTGGATTTCCGCCGACTTCATGATCCAGCGCAATACCAATGGTCCGGCGCGCAATACCGTCCAGACCATCACCAACCTCAACATGATGTCGACGCTCGATTTTGATCCAGGCGCTACGCCTGAACATGCGCAGTTCTCGATCGGGACGCCGCCCGGCTACAACGGCAGCAAGATGACCTTCATCCCGGTCTGGAGCCATGCGGCGACCGCCACCAACTTCGGCGTCTCATGGAAGCTCAAGGGCAAGGTCTTCAGAAATGATGAGGCCTTTGATCTGCCATTGGGCACCGAGCAGGAATCTGCCGATACCGGCGGCGTCACCGATAAAATCTACCTCGGACCTGAGAGCCCCGAGATCACACTTTCCGGTTCCCCGGTCCCTGGCGAAACTCTGTTGGTGCATTTCGATATCTATCGCGATGGCCCTGACACCCAGGACAACTTGGCGGTCGATGCGCGCTTGCACGGCATCTACTTGATCTGGTCGACCAACATGGCAACCGATGGATTGGGACTGGTCGATGGCATACCGCCGCCTTAGCCTCCTAACCAGACGGCGATCTCTATCGGCGGCCAGTGTCGACTTCGTCAGTCACTTTGGGGACACCGTCGATCGCCTCAAATACAACACGGGCGCCCTTGCCCTGGCGCATGCCGTGCCGGGCACCTGCTTGGTCATCGGCATTTACGGTCAGAGCCAGGGCGCTGCTGCGGGGACCGTCAATGGCATTGCCTCGATTGTCATCACCGGCCTCAGCGGCAGAGTCTATTCGGCCTTTCCGCTCGGCCCCCCCATAACCACCACCTTCGGCCATTACATTCAGTTCTGGGGCAGCAACGTCCGCAGTGAGACGTCATGCACTGTCCTGGTGGAATTCACCAACTCTCAGACCCAGTGTTCGATCTTGACCTGGGAGGCCATGAATCTCGGCACCCTGACGCCCTATGATCCCGGCGGGCAGGCGTCCTTTGGAGGGGCGGACGCCACTGACGCCATTCGTCTTCCGGACGCTAGCATTGCCATTGCCTTCGCCGTCCAGCCGATCACCGCCAGTCCCGTCACATGGACCGGGGTGACCGACGATACCAACGTCGATGTCGGCACCGCCTATCATGTCTCCGGAGGCTCCCAAGCCCACGCCGCAGCCCAGCTCCTCACGGTGACCGCTTCTGTGCCTGGGGCTCCGCCCTTCACTCTCATGGCCTGCGCGAGCTTTAGATGACAGTACGCGGTCCCATAGCCTCACTGCCGCTGGTCGCCGAGCCTGGGCCGCCCGCCAGCCCTGATCAGCTCGTCACCCAGACCGCGCGGTACGACAACCCCGATAACTTCTTCGGCGGCTTCAGCGTGTTCCCGGGCGCGGTGACGGTTTCCCCGGCGCGCTTTAACAACATCAACACCTTCCCCAGCGGGGCGGTCTCCATTGTCGGCGCTCCACAGACTGTGAGCCAGATCGCGCGCTTCGATGATCCCGACACCTACTTTGCCGTGTCGATTGCCGGTGGCGATCGCCTGCTCACCCAGAATCTGCGCTTCGATGATCCGGATACCTTCTTCAGCGGCTCTGTTGTCCTGGCTGCTCCGCCTGACAAGGCTCTGACCCAGACCGCCCGCTTCAATAATCTCAACCTCTTCTTCGGCGGCAGCCTGTTGTTCGATGTCGTGGTTCCCCCGATTCAACCACCTCACCCGTCGACCCAGGTCGGCTTCCCGCCAGACGGCAGCGGCAAGAAGAAGAAGCCGAAGCAGACCGTCAGGATCAAATGGCGCGATACCGTCGCTGAGGCCGAGGCCCGGCTTGTCGAAGAGCAGCGCTTGGCCGAGATAGCCCAGCTCCAGGCCTTCGAGGCCTATCTCATCAGGCGCCGCAAGATCGCTGCAGCAACCGCACTTCTGTTGAGCTGAGCATGGATGATTTAACCGATACCGACTTCGATCGGCATTATCGCAGCCTCGAAATTCAATACGACGAATTAGTCAAAACGTGTCTGGTTGGAAAATCTATCATCGACGAACTGCAAGGCGAGAGTGTTGCTCTCGATTTACTGCTCACGGGTGCCAAGGAGGCGTTCATCAATGCGGCTCTAGTGATGATCAACGGTGATCTCAACTTCGCAACAGAAGCCGGGATCGCCAAAGCGGTGAAGGCCCAGGACGATCTCCGGGTCTACCAGATCATCGTCAACAGAATCGCTGAGGCGATCGCCAGGGCGAGGGATGCCAAGCAGGGTGCTGGCTACCTCAAAGAGGAAATGAAAGTTCGGTACGACGATGGCTGATTACGACACTCAACAGCAAGAAGACATCCAGCCGGATGGTCCCGTCTATGATGGTCGCGAGCCGGAGTCATGGGAGCCGCCACCGGCCCCGGATCCGCAGATCGGTCGCGATGTCAAATACGTCGAGCTGGAGATGGTCGAGGATCCTCGCGACCAGATCGTCGAGAACTACCGCGCCAAGCGCGACCAGGATGCTGCCGAGACCCTGCACCAGCTGACCGGCGCCATGCAGGCGGACGCGGAGCAACACCAGGAACCCGAACAACAGTATTACCAAGAGGACTCTCCTCCCCCTCCTGGCCCCGGTGGTGAGGAGGAAGTCTCTCCTCGCTATCGGGTTAACGTCTATGGCGAGGAGTACGAGGTTCCGGTTGAGGACCTCATCAGAAATTTCCAGATTAACTCGGCTGCCGAAGTCAACATGCAGACCGCAAATGAGCGGCTGGCCGAGGCAAACAGATTGCTGGCGATGGCGCAACAGGCGCCTACCAATGGCAATGGCGGCTACTCGCCACCCCAGCAGGACCCACAACCCCAGACCCGTTACGAGGCACCTACCCATGAGGCGGCGCCCAACGATGACGAAGAGCTGCGGCAATTTGTGGAAACCATGCAGCTGGGATCGACCGATGAAGCGGTGGAAGCCGCCAGAAGGCTACTGAGTAGAAATGCTGCACCTCAGCAACCCGTAGACATCAGTGGTCAGGTCGAAAGAGTAATTGCCGTCAAAGCAGACGATTCCCGTTCTACGGCAGCTATGACTGAGTTCTTCGATGCCTTCCCGGTTCTTGACGATCCCATCTCTCTGGGCGCGCTCCATGAGGCGTCCAAAGTCGAGATGGCGAAGGATCTTGCGACGACCGGCTTGCCATTCGATGACATCATGTCTCTCGATCAATCCCATATCGTGAAGTATCACCGCCTCGCGCGGCTACAGAATCGACCGGGATTCCGACAGCCTGATGAGATTCTGGGGACCGTGGCGAGAAATCCCCGGTTCAGAGATCTAGCGCAGTCAGCTTATGAGCCAGACATGTATGTCGATGTCGACCGGTCTTGGCGCAAGCAAATGGTGCAGCAGCAACCGGCTTTGAGATCAGCCCCCCCGCAACGGCAGCAAGAAGAGCGGCGTACCCCCGAACAGAAGGGGTCCGACGTGGTTGCCCAGATGCGCCGGGAGCGTGGACAGGTAGGAATCGGCGTCTAGGAGAAACAGCCGACAGTTACTGCCTAGTATAGTCCAAGTCTCGAGGCCTTGGCTCAAAGTCTGCCCAAGGATAACCTAACATGCCAGGACAAGTGTGGAGTATTAACACTGATGGCGGCTATATGCATGCGGATGAGTTGTCAACTATACTTCGCATTGCAGTCCGCCCGCTGACGAAAATGCGTCAGTTTTGCGATGCCAAAGATGGAACCCAGAAGGGTCTCAACAGAGGCGAGCAATTTACTTGGAACGTTTATGGTCACGTAGGGTCAAGGGGGACGCGGCTCAATGAAAACGCCGCTATTCCTGAGACCAGCTTCTCGATTCGGCAAGGGTCTTTGACCGTTACTGAATTCGGAAACAGCGTTCCTTTCACCGGTAAGCTTGATGCTTTGGCTCAACACAAGGTCATCGAGATCATCGACAAGGCTCTGAAGAATGACTGTGCGCGCTGCTTCGACGTCGAGGCCTTCCTGGCCTTCGACCAGACGCCGCTCACCGTGGGGGCAGCTGCAGGAACCTCGACCACTGCGGTGACCGTCGAGACCACCGGTTCAACCATCACCAACAATGTCGCGATGGGCAAAGATCACCTCAAGGCGATCTCCGACGCGATGAAGGAACGGAACATCCCGCCCTACATGGGCGACAGCTATATGGGTGTCTCTCATCCGACGACTTGGCGGCCCGTAAAGAATGATTTGGAAACAATTCATCAGTATACGGAGAGTGGCCTAACCAAGATCATGTCGGGAGAGATCGGCAAGTATGAAGATTTCAGGCTTGTCGAACAGAACTCCATCCCCAAGGGTGGTGCTGTCGATTCCGTCACCTACGATCCGCTCACTGACACAGCCGACCCCTGGAACAATTCCAAGTCGAGCTGGGCGTTCTTTTTCGGGGCCGATACCTGTGCAGAAGCAGTGGTCATCCCTGAAGAAATCCGCGCCAAGATCAGCGGCGACTATGGTCGTGCCAAAGGCGTGGCGTGGTACGCCATTGAGGGCTTCGGTTGCATTCATACCGACGCCACCAATGCCCGCATTATGAAGTGGGAGTCTGCAGCATGAGCTATGAAGCAGCACGGCAAGAAATCTACCATCAGCCTTCTTCGGCTTTCGGTGCCACCACAGAATCTGTGGCTCTCAAGGGTCCGAAGGGGCTGAAGGGACAGGTCAGGGACATCTCGGTGACACTGACTGTCGCCCCTGTCGGCACCACCTCGGTTCCCGAGATCTGCGTCGGCACCGCCCAGGGTCTGTCCGAGTATGCTCGCTTCAGGCTCGGCACCACGGCGATCCTTGGCTACACGGTTGTCCCGGCATGTTACCGGGCCTCCCAGATAGCCGGAGACCCGAACTATGGGCTGTCCCTCCTCGAGGACTATGTCGGCCATGTGAAGATGAGCGCGATGTATACTCCGGCAGCCTTTATCCCGGCAGACGCCACCTTCTTCATCAGTCGCGTGGCTGGTGTCGGTGCGCCTGCGGGAACCGGGTCGTCCTTCGTCGTTATCGACTGGTTCTGAGCGATCTCTGTCGGGGGCTTCGGCCCCCGGCCATTCTTGGCCAATGGAGTGGATGGTTATGCCAGATAATGTGCGCGGCCCCCTTTTGTCGAACGGCCATCCCGGCCAAGTCCTCATCATGGACCCGGAGGGTTCCAAGCGGACGGCATGGACTGATCCTTCGAATCTTGGTCTGGGTGACGGTGGAGGCACTGACCCGCCGCCGGTACAGGAATTCCCGTTCGAGGTTCTCACCGCGACCCGGGTTTACTATGTCGACGGTGCGAGCGGTGCCGATCTCAATGATGGGCTGACTCCTGGGACATCGTTCAAGACCATTGAGAGAGCGATTGCCGAGGCGGGGAAGGTCTATGTAGCCAAGTATCGCGTCGACATTAACGTCGCGGGCGGCACCTACGTCGAGCCAGCGTCAGGTGCATGGTCCCTGCCAAATTATAACACTGGCCAATACCAGTCCCTCACGGGGAGCTACCGCGCATTCAATCTATTGGGGAGCGGTGAGGCTAGCTGCATTCTTCAGCCTGTAACACCCCAGCTATATGGATCTGTGATCATGAAGGTTAGCGGCTCATGGAGTGTGAGCGGCTTTACCATGAAGATCGGTGGAGACACGGCAATTTGGATGACGCCCACTGCCGATCTGGCGCTTGGCACTATGACATTCGAGAATGTCGTGCCGGAAGCATTTCCAATAGGGATCAAGGCTGACGGCGGTGTGCTTGATGCAACCGGGACTTACACCTTCAAGGGCCCCGGGTGGACGGCCATGTTCGATCTCAACAATACGAACGCGGTTCTGTCTTCGGTCAACATAGGCGACAATCCGATTGTACAGAACGCTTTTGTTCATGCCGTTGCTAGCAATTTTAATATGCCCCCCGCAATGAACGATACGTCGCTATGGGTGGGAAAGAAGTACATCGGCAAAGACCTGTCCGTGATTAAGTATAATACGGGTGGCGCCAATCCTGAGCTGTTGGGTTCTCTGCCTGGAGAACTCATGGGAGGTTCTACTTACAATGGGAGCAGCGAGAATGTTCGCCCGCCCAATCCGTCGGTAGAAAGCGTCACCGCAGAGGACAGCGGAGCGACATATATCAGCGAGACAAACACCGCGCCTACGTCCGTTCCCCTCCCCTATGCAAAGAAGGGGGTGGAGTTTACCTTCATTGTGACGGAGGCTTTCCCTTACTCCGTGTCGATCCCCAGCGGGTCAGGCGACATCATTAGAATCGGTGCGGCATCCGGCAACAGTATCAGTTCTGCGGTACAGGGCGATTCCATCACGCTCCTGGCGGTGGATGGTACCCAGTGGATTGCGACATCGGTCGTTGCAACATGGGCTGCCGTAGTCCTGTCGGACGAGGAGCTGGACGCCTTGAGAGACGGCACTGCTCCTCTCGCGGCCAAGTCGAAGAAGAGGTAGGCGATGGCCGAGAATGAGCCCGGCCCCTATCTGGCTGGCGGATTCGAAGGGCAGGTTCTGGTCAAGGGCGTCGATGGCTCGAACCGGACCTTCTGGACCGATGGCAGCAACATCGCCGCAGCTCCGCCTGTCAGCAATTATGAGATCATCACCGAGGATCGCCATTACTATGTAGCGCCGACTGGCGGGAGCGATGCTAACAATGGCCTCTCAGAAGCGAAGCCATTCGCGACCCTCCAGAAAGCCTGCAGTGTCGTCGCCGGTCTCCATGCCGGGGCATTCCGCGTGATTGTCCACGCCAACTTCACCGGCGGGGACCAAGCCAGATACCCAGGCCCCATTACACTGCCCAACAGCCCTTATTACCCGCGCGCCGTTGGCGACAACAAAGCCCCATTTTTCATGGACGCCGGGTCAGTCCCCCAAAGTACCGTTGTTGATTGCGTCATCTCTTCCACCACTGGTCCCGCCATCACAGTGAATGGCCATTGGGAAATAGGCGGGCTTGGCGCCGAGATAATGGAGAACGCAACCGGGCTATATATCAGCCCCACCGGAATTGTCCGCGCACGGACATTCATGCTCAGGACTTTCCCCACCGTCCCTGAGGCCGAGATGATAGCGGGGATCACGGTCGATGGCGGTAAGTTTTTTACCGCGGATTCGTTTCTTCCAATCTTCCTTCTCGCAGGTAACGCCTTTATACGGGCGATCCACGTCATCAATGGTGGTGAATTCCGCTTACTCCCGATGCCATCAGGCATTATGTGGATTTTTTGGGGGCAGACTTATTCCGTTGCAGCCGTTGAGACTCACAACAACAGCATCATCGATTTCGGGGCCGCCGATTTAGACGGCAGTACTTTAAGCAATGTCAACTTGGGCCCCATCGCCTTAGGCATCTCCGAATTGGACACGCTGCCTGTTGGCCGCCAATATTTGGGCACGACCAATTCAAGGATTCTTGTAGGTTCAGGTCAGACGATACCTGCCGACATGCCTGGGGTTCTTACGAGCGGGGCGACCTATAATGGCCGGGGCATGTCGACACCCCAGCCCACCGGGGGGGCGCTTGCGGCAAACCTTTCCGGGGCGCTGTTCACCAATGAGGGCGCAACCGCGATCTCGGTGTTCACGCTCCCGCCCCTTGATACTCTGACCTGGGGCAGCAATTTCTCATTCTATATCCAGAACGCCTTCGGCATCAGGATCGTGGCGGCAGCTGGGGACACCATCAGGGTCGCAGCGACGGCATCGGCAGCGGCGGGCAACGTTTCTGCCACTGTGATCGGCAACTCCATCAAGCTCGAATCGATCAACGGCACCGAGTGGGTAGCGACCGCCGTGGTCGGGACATGGACCGTCACATGAGGAACAGTCATGGCTGAGAGTTCTCGCGGTCCATTCCTGTCTGGCGGTTATCCCGGCCAGCTGCTGGTCAAAGAATCTATAGGCAGCAGCCGAACGATCTGGACTGATCTGGCTAATTTAGGATTGCGTGAGCGCCTGACTGCCGACCGCAATTATTATGTCTCGCCATCCGGTTCCGACAGCAACACCGGCATGCCTGCATCGTCGCCCTTCAAAACCATCCAGAAGGCCATCGATACCGTCACCACGCTCGATCTCGGAGGCAAGAAGGTCGACATCAACATCGCCGATGGCACTTACAATGAGGCCCTGATCCTGCCGCCCCTGGTTGGCGATCGCGGCAAGACCGGCAACATCCCTTTCAATCTCTATGATGACAGCTCGGTTTCACTTGTTGGGAATGTAGCGTCCCCATCCAACGTCAATGTCCAAGGCCCTCCCGAGTTGGGGGCCGTTTCCATTACCTGCCAAGGCAATGGCTGGCATTTGACCGGGCTCGAGGTTAAGGCGCCGGTTAACTCCTATGTCATGTGCATTGTGATTGACGGTCCTTACGAGCTGCTTCTTGGACAGCTGAACATCAGCAACAGCGGGGCGTCCACTTTCGCCTACGGGATAGTCGCGCAGAAAACCGGGGTCTGTATAAACACAGGCCAGGAGATCCGTTTCTTTGGCACCCTTTGGCATGAGGTTCTTACCTGCCTTGAAGGTGGCCGGATGGTGATCCCCGGTGTGATGGCGGTGAATAACAACCCCGCTATCGCCAGTGCCTTTTGCCATGCGGCACTCGGCGCCGGGGTGACCCTGACGCAGGTCATCTCCGGCACTGCCACCGGCAAGCGCTACAATGTGACCCACAACGCCGTCATCGTGACTGATGGGGTGGCCACATTCTTCCCCGGAAGTATCGCTGGAACTGCCACTCTTGGCGGCCTCTATGCAGGACCGTGAAATCTAGAAGGAGCAAGGGACATGAGCAGAAATTGGCCGCATCGATTTGTCGGCACCCATGAGCAGCCGAAGCGCACCCCATACACAGGGCACAAGGATCCTGGCGCAGTTGAGATGGGATTGGCGGGTTATGAGACGTTAGCGCTCGCCGATGTGAAGGACCCATTCGAGGCTGAGGATCGCGAGATTCTTGGCACCGATGCCGATTATGACATTTCCAAAGTCAGGTAGGCAGACACCCCGGTTGAGTTGCTAGCGTCTTGATCGTCTAGACAAACCTCGGATTCAGGAGACAGTCACATGGCTGACGGACCCGGCAAATACAATCACGGTACAGAGACCTCGAAGAAGGGTCGCTTTACCTACATCGAGTCATACGGCAAGGACGATTCCAATTGGGTCGGTACCTCGGCTGACGAGCGTGGGAACAGCGGCCAGAAGGGCAGCAACACCGATCTCGGGCATTCGATCTCTGGCGGCAAGGCACATCAGAGCAACCCATAGAACCCGTGCTTTTGTGTTCGGGTTACTTTCCTCCCCGGGCGCAATATTGCGGTAGGGCGGCTCGGTTTCCTCAGCCCAGGATCTTCACGCCGGGCCGCCCGCTCCCATCAGAAGGACCCTGAGCGATGCCGTTCGACCCTAAGAAGCCCAAAGGCACTACCTACGGCCCCGTCACCATGTTCTGGCAGGACGGCAAGCATTGGGATGCCCAAGGCAATGAGCTGGACCTTGATGGCAACATCATCACGCCGGTTGCTAAGGCTGCGCCCAAAGAGCCCGAGAAGGGCCCCGATCCCCTTCCCCCCGCCCGCAAGGACGTCAAGGATGACGGCCCCAAGGAGGCTGGCACCAAGCACTCCGAGGATCTCGACGGCTGGGCTAAGGGCAAGGTATCGATCCCGTTCTTCAAGGTTAAGGAAGCCATCCGGGATAAATACGGCAAGGTCGCCAACACTGCCGCCGAGGCGCGCAAGATCATCGCTGGGGACTAAGTCCCGTGGCTATCTCCTATTCAGAGCTGGTAGCGACCAAATCGACTCTGAATTCGATCAAGGGCTGGATCAATTGGGATCTGGCCCCGGCGACCGACATCCTCTCAGATTCTGAAGCCTTCATTTACAGCTCGCTGCGGATCCGCGAGATGAAGCGCATTGCGACCGGCTCCATCCTGGCTGGCTCGACCTTCCTCGCCATGCCCCCTGATTTCATCGCGCCCAGGTCCTTCAAGCGCATAGGAGACTCTGCAGGCAAGATCGACATCCTCGATGACAAGATGTTCGAGGACACGCTGCCCCTCGATCAGAATGGCGCTTATCCGAAGGCAACGCCGACCAAATGCACCATCTATGATGATCCGCCGTTCGCCTATTTCGATGCCGAGGCGGACAAGGACTATCCCTATCGGCTGGTCTACTGGCGCCGCCCTGAGGCGCTGGCGATGACCAATGAGACCAACTTCCTTTGCGCCCGCTATCCGATGCTGCTGAGAAGCACCTGCCTCGGCTACGCCAACCTGTACATGAAGCAGCCCGATGTCGCGGAGCAATGGCTCACCGTGGCCGGGGGCATGATCACCCAAGCCAACAGCGATTACGATCTCGGCGAGCAAGCTAACCGCGTCGAAAATTATTGGGAGTCCAACTGATGGCTGATGGCAATTCATCAATCCTCAACCTCCTGCTGATGGAGACCAACAGCCACAACAATGATTGGGGCACCCAGCTCAACAACGACTTCAGCACAGTCGATCGTGCGGCTGGTCTCAAGACCACTGCCGTCGTCACAACTGGCGGCACTGTGGTTCGCAGCCAGGATCAGCTGATCGAGTTCATCCAGCGGGTCACCGGGGTGCTGTCCTCCAATGTCAGCATCGAGGTGCCAGCTGCTCTGCAGCGCGCCAACCTGTGGATCAATGACACCACCGGTAACTTTACCATGACGATCAAGGTGATCGGGCAGACCGGGGTTCCGCTGCTGCGCGGCGACAGCAAGATTCTGCGCTGCAATGGCATTGATGTCGTCGATGCCGGGATACCCGCCTATTCACAGCTGGCCGGATTGGCCGAATGGATGGGCAATGCCAGCGGCACCAACGCCTATACGGTCGCCCCCAATCAGTATGTCGAGGCCCTGGCCGATGGGTTGCGGATCACCTGTTTCATCGCCAATGCCAACACCGGCCCGGTGTCGATCAACTTCAACGGCACAGGCTTCAAGCCGGTGGTGCATTCGGATAATTCAGCCCTGGCGGTTGGAGCGATCGCAGCCTCGAGCATCAAGACCTTCCTCTACTATCAGGCCTCCGACAAATGGTACATGTCCCAGGTCTCGGCGGGCGCTCTTAACCAGGGCATCACGCCGACTGTTCTCGTCGATGCTGCGACGATCGCCTGGGACATGGCGGTCTCGAGAGCCAATGTCACCGTCACGCTTTCCACAGACCGCGCTATGGGCACCCCCACCAATCAGGTGGTCGGGCAGCTGGGCTACATGGAGTTCGTCCAGCCCGCTGGGGGAGGCTGCAATGTTACCTTCCCCGCCGCGTTCAGCAAGATGGGAACTCCGTTTATCGATCAATTGGCATCGGCCAGGACGGTGTTTGGTTATCTGGTTCAGGCGGTCAATGCGATCCAGATGTGGCCGCTCTACATGTCTGGCAGGAACTCGATCGGCTTCTACAGAGACCTGACCCCTGCGGCTCTTCCAGGCGGGGGGACAGTACTTCTGCCGCATCTTCTCGGCGCTCTCCCTGCCCTGGTGCAGGTCTATCTCGAATGCACGTCGGGCAATAACAGCTACGCTGTTGGTGATCGTATATTGATCGGAGATCTCAAGGACTCCGACAATCATCGCGGCTTCAATGTCGGGTACAACGCCACCAATGTTTTCGTCAGGGTCGGTGAGAACGAAGCCTTCCTGCTCAACACCTCTGGCAATAGCAACATACCGATTCCTAGTTCCGGCTGGAGAGTCGGCGCCCGCGTCTATGAGTGAGGCCCGTGACAAAGACCCCATTCGACTTTCAGCCCGGCATCAGAAAGATCGACTCGCCCTATGCGACGACCGGGCGATGGCTCGATTGCGACAAAGTGCGGTTTACTGGCGGGCTGCCGGAGAAGCATAAAGGCTATGTGCGGTTTGCCGGGCCGGTGACCGGCATCGTCAGGGCGATGAAGGCCTGGGATGATTTCAGCGCCAACCGCCATCTGGTTGTCGGCACTCATTCCAAGCTGCAGCACATCAGCCCCGATGCGGTCATCTCCGACATCACCCCGTTTCGAGAGATCAGCTCGGGCGTCACCAGCGGCACCGTCACTGATCCATTTCACACCGTAGCTGGGTCGCCGATTGTCGAGGTTGCGATCCTGGATCATGGCGCCACGGTCGGCGATACCGTGATCTTCAGCAATGCCAACCCGGTCGGCGGCATCACCATCAACGGCCCTTACATCGTCACCACGGTGGTAAGCGCCTCGCTCTTCACCATCACCCATACCGCCAATGCCACATCGACTGTCCTCGCCGGGGGCGGTCTGGTCACCTATCAATTCGAGATCAATATCGGCACGACCAACTCCAGCCAGGGCACCGGGTTCGGTGTCGGTCCCTATGGCATGGAGACCTATGGCACTCCGCGCGCGGTCTCGAGCTTCACCCAGTTTTCGCGCACATGGTCGCTCGATCTCTATGGTGAGAATCTGTTGGCGATGCCGTCCAATGGCGGCCTCTATGAGTGGGATCCTGACACGCCATCCCAGCGCGCCCTCCTGGTGGAGAATTCACCGACCGGCCAATTCGTCTTTGTCACCAATGAGCGCTACCCGATCGTGCTGGGGGCCTCCGGCTCGCTGATGAACATGTCCTGGCCGGATCAGAACGACATCACCAACTGGACGCCGGGCACTCAGTCGACCGCTCTAACCCGCACCTTGAAGGATGGCTCGCGCTTGGTCGCCGGAGCGGTGTTGATCAACACGCTCTCCTTGGTGTGGTCTGATACTTCGGTCTATTCGATCCAGTACACGGGCGCTCGCAATATCATTTACACCAGCAATAAGTCGGCAGGTCAGTGCGGACTGATCGGGCCACATGCCTTTGTGATCGTCGGGGGCCGCGCTTACTGGATGAGCGCCTTCAGCTTCTTCATGCATGCCGGTGGCGTGGTTCATATCCCGCGCGCTGAAGACGTCGAGGGGTGGGTATTCAAGCACGTCTCGAAATTCCAGAACTGGAAGTGCTTCGCTCATTACTCCTCGAGCTTCAATGAGGTGACTTGGTTCTATGTGCCAGACGGCAGTGAAGAGCCATCGGCGTATGTTGCTGTCGGTCTCGATGATTACTCATGGACGGTAGGCACCTATGACCGCACGGCCATGGAAGAGCAGGGCGGCATCAACCCGCAGATCTTCGGTGCCTCTGTCGAGGGCATAATCTACCAGCATGACCGTGGCGTCGATGCAGCTGGCGCGCCATTGCCATGGCATCTCGAGGCAGCTCCTCTCGACATTGAGGATGGCAATTCGCTGATGGATGTCTTCGGCTATGTGCCGAATTGGGAGCATCAGAAGCAGCCGGTCAACCTGACGCTCAAGACCTATGAATACTCCGAACATGCCAATCCCGAGACTGAGAAGATTCTGGAGACCACCATCAAGCTGATCCCCCCTGGCGAAGGCATGGTTGATCTCCATACCGCTGGCCGTCTCGTCGCCTTCAGGTTGTCGGGCAATACACTCGGCAGCGATTTCAGATTGGGCAGAGCGCAGTTCGATCTCCAGGCTGGAGGAGGACGCCGATGAGACAGGTCTCGCTGTTAACCACCCGGCTGCCGCCTGAGACCGTCGATGAATGGGTGGGCCGGGCGCTCTCGGCGATCGAGGAAGCAAGCGGCGATCAGCCTGCAGAATCGAGTGCCGATGCGATGGTGTTGGCGAACTTCGATGAGGTCCTGGACATCCAGACAGTCATCGATGTGGGCGCGCCTGATTTGCTGGAATTAACCAAAGCGGTGGCGACGTTGATATTTTACATTCAGAAACGCGGTCCCGACCGGACGCAATAGGAGACACGACAATGCCTGCATCAAATACTGGCGAGGGCATGGGTAATCCCCAGGGCAATTTTGGAAGTGGCAACAACTTTAATGGCGGCGCTGCGCCGGGCTCCGGCACCAACAGCAACAATGCTGGCAATCAGCAGAGCACCAATTTCAACAATTCTCCGGCGCAGAGCCAGAACGCCGTGGGCATCACGGGTATGGCGGTGCCAAGGAAAGATCAGACTCTTCAGGACCGTCAGTTCGGAACCCTGGGCTCTGGCATGGTCGGCACCAACTTCGGCACCGGCACCAACAGCAGTGCGTCGGCTCCCAAGCCAACGCCCCCCAAGCCCGCGCCTGCCGTCGTCAAGCCTCCGCCCAAGCCCATTCCCAAGCCTATTGTGACAATCAAGGCTCCTGTGAAGGCTCCTGTGGCTGGGACGAAATATCCCGGCATTGGCGGGTCGACCGGTGCTGCTGCTGAGTCAGATTACGACAAAACAAATTGGACGGGCATCAACAAAGCAACGGGTCCTAAAGGCCCTGGCTCTGCCATGGGTCTCCCGGGGCGCGCCCGTGGTGGTGGCTTCGGTGGTGGAGGCCGGAATGGCGCCATCGTCAGCGGCAACTATGTCGAGGCTCCTGGTGGGGCCCAGGTCGATCCGATGACCGGCCAGCGTGGTCTCAGGCATCGCCAGCAGGTTGAGAACCAAGTGCGCCAAGTGTTCGGTGCAAGGCCGGATGGAGCTGCAGGCGGCGGTAGGCCGATGCAGGGCTATGCCGGTGGCGGCGCCAGCAATCTGCCCAAGCGCGGCTCTGGCAGCCCGGGTGGCTGGAGCCCCGCTGGCCAAGCGCGCCAAGAGGCGCAGCGCCCGCAGCCGAGGTATCTCGGCACGGATAGGGCAACCGCGAACAGCTCACCCAGGACCCCGAATCCGAGGTACGCCCCTCCAAGGGGAGGTCGTGGCGAGGGCGGCGGCATGGGTTCGCAGGTTCCGACCGGCCAGGGCTTCAGCGAGAAAGAGCCGGGCGGTTGGGCATAAGGAGATAGCCGATGCCGAGCGGCAGATACAGTGACGGTAGCGGCCCCACGCCACTTCAGGCG